GCTTTTCTTTGATGTCCCCAATTTGTGGAGCCCATCAACCCCGCCGTTTTGGTTCAAGGTTGATGGGTTTTTTGTTGTCTGAATTTCAATACCTTTTAAATCAATCACTTATATAACCACTTTCCTGTGCATGGCGACAAAGTGGCGACAGCGCTTTTGCTATGGCTACAGCAAGCATTAAAAAACCCGCCAGCGGCGGGTCAGCATCAGTAAGCTAATTGTTCCTGCATTCCTTTCGGATGAGGCGGTGCGGCGCTGATTTTTTGCGGGCGGCAGACGGATCGCACAAAAGTCTCATGCGTCACAAACGTATGTCCGCACTCAATATTGGTGCACTGGTTGTATCGTTCTTTGGTTTGGCTGGAAACCTGAAAGCTACTGCGTGTATGCGCGGCCTGACCGCACATCGGACAATTCATCATTTTCTTTAGCCCTCACTCTTAACCAGTTCGCAATAATGATACATCATTGTTCTCAATTTGGAACTAATCATTCAATTTCGAACTCATCTATTTTCACTTCGAGATCCATGCTTGTCGTAAACCCGTTATCCGGGCCGACGGTATGCGTCAGCGTGGTGATGGTCCATTCTGCATCATCTATGGGCTGCTTAAAGCCGCTGACTTTCACCGGCATTTCCGTATAGAGATCCGCCCGGCCTTCTGCGAGCTGCAGCGAGAATGAAGCCACCCCGCGCTGCAGCCGTTCCCACTGCATTTTTGCAGCCCGTTCAGCATTAGCCCTGTTTGCATAGGTCCGGTTGAGTACCAGCACATTTTCATCCGTCCCCACCAGGTAATCCCCCGATTTCGCCTCTGGCTCCTTTGGTTTCGTGGCCTTCCTGCGGCGGCGCTTAACTTTCGTCATTTCCTTTTTCTTTGGTTCCCTGGTATGCAGCCAGCTGGCAATGACGCCGGTATAAGCGCCACGATCTGCCAGGGTAAAACGGTGGCCGTCACCCTCCTTTCGCGTGATGGTCACAATCGGCAGCGGCTTTCCGCTTGCCGTTCTCCTCTGCCCCTGCCGGATAAACAGCAGGTTGCCGCTTTTGACTGACGCTATAGCACCGTACTGGCGCGCCAGTTTCATCATAAAGCTCGCATCGCTTTCGTTCGTCTGGTCCAGGTGATCCAGCGACAGGCCTGACAGGTCCTGCCCTAATGCCATTTTGAGATTATGGCGGGTGGCGATTTCCCTGATAACGTCCCCCACGGTTGTCTGATGCCAGGACTTTTCACGGCGGATATTCAGGGTTGCCCGGAAATCAGCACTGCGGGCGCGAATCGTGAGGCGATCAGGTGCCCCGCTGTGCTCAATTTCATCGACGGTAAACGCCCCTTTAGGGAAAAGCGGCTGGCCTTCCCACCCCAGCGCAAACTGAATAACCGCACCGCGACGCGGCAGGACAATCTGCCCGTCCGCGTCATCCAGTTCCAGATCAAGCTGGTCCGCTTCAAAGCCCCGGTTATCAGTGAGCGTCACGCTCATCAGGCGCTTGTCCAGTGTTGTTGTTACGTCCTTACCTTCAATGACGATGTTAAAGGCCGGACTTTTGCCGTACAGACTGAGGAGTTCAGAATTGAAATTCACTGCAGCAGTCCTCCAACCGTATTAGTAATATTCCCTATCGCGGACGATGCGGAGTCTTTCAGGTTACTGAGCTGGTCACTCAGGTTGCCGAACATATTGGACAGCGATTCATCCACCCGTTTGAGCGTCAGCGTGAACTCAATCCGCCGCGCCATCCCGCTTTCGAAAAACTCCGTCTTTGTCTGGTTCAGGCTCTCGATCACGAACATGCCATAAATAGTCCCGCTCCCCTCAATCAGCGGCCATGCCTTGCCCTGTTCTGCCATCTGCTCCAGGGCCAGCAGTGACAGCCTGCCGCCGGTAATTTCCGGCAGCAGGACACCGGAAAGCGTCAGCGAATCGTTATCCGGTCCAAGAAACTGCGTTGACGGACGGCGATTGATGCGGCTGTTCACCGCGTGCCGCCAGTTGCGCTGATACTGCAGCTCCTGATAAGGCACCGTGCGCAGCATGAAAACGTATAGCCCCAGCACCATCATCATGATTCATATCCCCCCTGGTCACTGTAATTGCTGCGCGCCTTCGCGCGGGTGCGGCGTTCGCGCTCATTGAGCTGGCGGGCAACTTCGCGCGCAATATCCTGCGGGTTCTGCCCTGGCTGCGCATAAATTGTGATCGGCGCGTGCGTTTCAAAGTGCATTACTGCCGGTGCGCGCTCCACCTTTGCGGGCTGGCTCTGTTTGTATGTCGTTGCGGGAAGGCTGAACGGATGCAGGGGCGTGGCCTCTGCAGGTGTCACCGCCATGCCCAGGGTTCCGGCCACAACCGATGCCAGCGCTGCCGTGCGCCGCCTGCTGGTCACATTTGCCGGGCCGTTCACAATTTCGGGGCCATTCTCGCCGACTATGCCAAACTGGCCGCGCGGGATAGCGCCCCCGTTGTCGTACATGCCCGCAAAACCCATCGCAGGGAATCCGCCTGGCGGCAGTACCACTTTGCCGTCACTGTTCACCGTGGCGGCCTGCTGCCGCACTACCTGGTCCGGCAGCTTCGCTTTCGCAGCCTCCTGGCTGACAATTCCCAGCTTTTCCAGAAGCCACATTACGCCCGATTTCAGAGACTCCAGCGGCTGCATGACCATGCTCAGGCCTTCAGCCAGTGCCTCACCAAACCTTTTCCCCATGGCGGCCGCGTTGTTCAGCTCCTCAGCCGTGGATTTAACCGGCATCAGCAGATCCCGGAACCACCCCCAGAGTGCCTGCACTTTATCCCCTATCCACTGGAACAAAGGCCGTACAGGCTCAAAGGCTGCGCTGATGGGCGCTGCCGCCGCCCTGAATCCTTCCACCACACCGCCAAGAAATGCGCCGATAGGTTGCCAGTATTTCCAGATGACAAGCGCTACACCCGTAAGCGCAGCAACTACCAGCCCGACGGGACTTAGTAATGCGCCCACAGCCCATGCAACGCCCATCAATGCGGTGCGTGATAAAGCAAATGGCGACTTAACCAGCCACATCAGCACGCCGCCTGCCCCGCGTACAGAAGCAGCAAAAGGTGTAATGGCAGCGCCGATCAAACCGCGAAATTGTGCGCTGAGTCCACGCAATACCGCCATGGGGTTGCGAAACGAGGCGACCAGGGTCTGCCCGGCTTCCTGCGCTTTCTCTTTAATCTTCTCTAGCGCGCCCTCCCTGAAAGCATCCAGAATTCCATTTTCACTATCGCTATCCCCTCTTAAAGAGGCCAGGGCAGCACGGATTTTCTCAAGCCAGCTGACAGACTCTCCAGCAGCTCCGCCAGTGATCATTCCGAAAAGCCGCTGCAGACCTCCGCCTGACATAGCCAGCCCCGGTGCGAGCAAAGAAAATGCCCGGCCCAATCCCCCCAGAAGCGGGCCTACCCTTGAAAGCCCGCGCGTGGTAAGCATCCCCATCCCAAAACGCAGTAAAGCAAGCGGTCCCAGCACGGCAGCCACAACAACAGCCAACGCACCTAACCCTAATGTGATCGCGGCAGTAGCGGCTGCCACTTTCATTAGCGTGCCCGCAAGCTGCGGGTTAACTTCAATCCAGCGGCGCAGCGCCCCGGTTACGCTTTTCACGTAATCCATAATATCCATCAGTGGCTGGCGCAGCGTTTCGCCCAGACTGCTGAAAGCGTTCTGCGCCCCCGTTTTTACCAGCATCCACTGCGCAGAAAGTGAATCCCGGTTGATGTCGGACTCTTTCTGCATTGAGCCATTGGCGCCACTACCGGCAGTGAGCTGCAGCTGGCGGCGCAGCTCCGGCAGGTTGTTAGCCAGTTTTGCCGCATCATCGCCATATTCCTTGCCAAACAGCATCGTCATGGCGGACAGGCGTTTGTCCTGCGGCAGCTTTTCCACCTTTTCCATCACCCGCAGAATGGTGCCCATGGCATCCTTCGTCATCTGCTTCTCAAGCTGCTCTGGCTTGAGCTTCAGCATATCCAAGCCATCCATAAAGCGGTCACTTTGCATGGTGGCAATGGACAGCTCACGCACCATAGCGTTTGCAGCGCTGGCTGCAACCTCCGGCGCAGCGCCAAGTGACAGGAACGTGGAGCCAAGCGCGGCTGCCTTGCGGAAGTCCAGCCGGTCAGCCACGCCCCCCATGCGCTGCAGCACGTCGATAATGTCCGCGCCCTTTGACATAGCGTTATCGTCCAGGTAGTTCAGTGCATCGCCCAACTGCTCAATGTTACGGGTTGGCACCTTATAGAGACTGGCGATTTTCCCCAGGCCTTCGGACAGTTCATCGGCGGGCAGTTCAAAGGCAGTTGCCGCTTTGGCTGCCGTACTGGCAAAGGCCAGAAGGTCACGCTTCTGGTCTTCCCATGAGTCATTCGGGTTCGCCACGTTCATACGTGCGCCTCCCTCGACCAGGGCGGCGTAGTCCACCGCGCCATTTGCCATGGGCAGCTGTTCACTGGCAGCCTTGATTGCATCCTGCATTTCATAGAACCGGGCGGTCCGGTTGCCATCATCGTCACGCAGTCCATTGACCTGCTTTGCCACACCTTTCATGGCATCTTCCATGCTGGCATAGCTTTTCACCGCCGCCACGACCGGCGCGCCCATTGCCAGCCCTGCGGCTGAGGTTGTGGCCCCTGCTCCGGCGATGCGATCCCGCACTTCCAGGCTCCGGGAATACTGCTCCCTGACGGCATTAACCCTGGCCTGCTGCTCACCGAGTCGTTTAAGGGACTTCTGCTGACGGTCCAGTGCCTGCCGGGTTTCGTCCGCATTCTGGCGCAGCTCGC